GGGAACAAGTGGTGCTGGTTATCTAACACCTCAAAAAATCGGTACAGATACGCAGATTGCAACTATCTGTCATAGAGGTTTTGCTTATGCTGTTGATGACGTAGCTGTATTAGCTGCTGGTGAAGATCCAATGGGTCACATCAGAAATCAACTTGCAGATGCAATCAATAAATTGAACTCTGTTCGTTTATTTGAAACTCTTACTGGTTTATTCCATACTGCTCTTAATGGTCATCGCCTTGAGAAGCAAGTTGGTAGTTCCAGTGCTAGTGCTGAAGCAAACTATCTTACTGCTGCTACTGTTGCAGAAGCTCGTTCTCTTATAGGAGAAAGAGGAGAGGAACTTGATCTTCTTATAGTTCACCCTGCGGTTGCTTACTATCTATACCAGGTAGGTCTATTAACATTCTCAACATCTGCTCTATCAACTGGTGGTTCAGTAACCTGGGGTGGTGGTGGAGTTGGCGTAACTGACAGATCAATCGGTCAGTTCGCTGGTTGCACAGTTGTAATCGACTCTCAGGTAAACATCAACGATCCAACATCTACTGGTAATCGTCAAGAGTTCCGTTGCTACTTAATGAAGTCAGGAACAATTCTTGAAGGTAATCAGTCTGAGTTAGGTATTGAAGCAGAAAGAAACATCTTATCTAAGCAAGATGTTATGTCTGTTGACTACCATAGTGCTTATCACGTTATGGGAACTAAGTGGACAAACGCTGCTGATAACCCTGCTAACTCAGCACTTAGAACAGGATCTAACTGGGGTGTAACTTATGACATCGACCAAATTCCAATGGTTGAAATCTTTGTAAACACACCATTATCCAATGGTTTAAAGTCTTAATTTGTATTAAGATTAATTTGTGGTCATCAAACCTCACCGAATATTGGTGGGGTTTTTTCTTTACGCTACAATAAAACTAAATTACTTTAATAATCGTGGCAGCTACCATAAATGCAACTATAAAAAGTGAAACTGCAAATAGCTATGTCACATTGACAGAGGCTAATAGTTATTTTGAGACAGTACCAGACTCAACGACCTGGGATAATAAAACAGACGATCAGAAAAATAGATCATTGATAGCTGCTACACGATGGATTGATACTTTTGTATATCAGGGCGATAGATGTGACGAAGATCAGGCATTAAAATTTCCTAGAACAAATTATCAAGTAGATAGAGTTGAATTAAGTTGTTCAACTATTCCAAACAATATTAAGTACGCACAATATGAACTAGCCAGGGCATTAGCAAACGATACTGGAGCCATAACTGGCACTACTGGAAAAGATGGTAATTTTTCTGAGGTAAAGCTAGGAGATATTGAAGTTAAATACAATACCGATAGTCAGGGGACAGGATCAATAAATAATATTTTAGATGTTTACCCTTGGTTACAAAGTTATCTTGGAGCGTATATGCTAGGTGGAGCAGGAACTTTCCAACTAAGGGCGGTTAGAGGCTAATGGCAGGACAATTAGATACAGCACTAAAAAACATTGCAAAACAGGTTGTTGCTCAACTTGGCGATTCTTTAGATACAACTATTGTTTACACAAGAAAAGGAGTATCAAGTTATAACAATACAACTGGAGAATACATAACAGTAGATACAAACTATACGATAAAAGTTCCTATTGAATTTGTCAGATCAACTGAAGAGACAGGTTTTCAAGAAAACGTGGCAAGATTATACATAACACCCGATTTGATAGGAGATAATCAACCTTTACTGCAAGATGAAATTACTTTGACATTTTCTGGATCTAGTAGAGGTTGTAAGATAACGAATATTCTTACCCAAAAAGGTGGTCAGGAATATTTATTTAGAGTTGACGTTATTTTCTAATGAGTTTAGTAAACGCACGAGCAGCATTTGAAACCGCAATATTAAATGCGGTAACAGACGCAGATCCTACTGTTTTAGTAGTATTCGACAATATGCCACTAAGCACTCCAGGAAAGAATAAAAAGTATGTCATGGTAAGTTTAGACTTTACACAATCTACAACTCAGCCACAGGGAGCAGCAGTTACTTATTATGCAGGATCTATAAGATGTGGAATTATGACACCACCACATAAGGGAAGTGCGGAGGCATCTGCTATAGCTGAAACAGTTATTACTGGTCTTACCTCTATTAACGCTTCAACTTATACCGATACATTTTCTGTAAGTCCGAGGGTATCAGCAATCGAAGGACCAACTTCAATTAATGTAGAAGAAGATAGTCATTATTTATCTGTTGTAAGTTGCGATTTTAGTGCTAATGCCTAAAGATTTTAAAAAACATTTTACTAAAGATTTAGGAAAAGCAATTACTAAGGGAAGAAAAGAAGTTGCAAAAACAGTAGTACGTTCACTAACTGAAAAAGGTCCGTGGTGGACAGGAACATTTGGAGAAAACTGGATCGTATCAAAAAGTCCTGTACAGGCAACCAAAAAGAGAAAACCAGATTTTCCGCATTATTTAATACCCGATCCAACAGCTAGACAGATAAAAAATCCTAGAGTTCCAAATGTAACTTTAAAGGAAGATTTATTTATAGGAAATAGAGCTAAGTATGCTGGTTTTGCTATTAACGCACCAGGGCAAACAAGACCTAGTATTAGTGGTCAAGAGGTAACTTATGCCCAACATGGTCAACAGTTTAGTTTAACTGCTACGGGAGGACCAAATTGGTACAATATTTATACAAAAGGTGGTCTTATCAACAAAGATATAGCATTAGCGTTTAAAAAGGTTGGCTTTAAGTAATAAAGTAGTAGTATAGTAGATGAATGTACTAATTTATTTTGTATGCCAACAGATAGAGCGATTGATAAGCTAAAAAAAGCTTTTAGCATAGCTAACAAAAGCAGTTATCCTATTTATAAAAATGGAGAGCTTATTTTAAAAGTATATTGGTCTCCCTTAACTATTGCAGATAGAGACACCATAAATGCTACTTTAACAGCATCGAATAAAGGTCAAGATGAAGGAAGTCTAGATTTTGCTCTTCAAGTAATAATTAATAAGGCAGAAGATGAAACAGGACAAAAATTATTTGTTGAAGCAGATAAGCCTAGTCTAAGAAGAGAAATACCTTTAGCAGTTTTGCTAGAGCTTATGACAAAAATGCAAGAATTGGGCGAGGAGGTTAGCTCTGATGCCGTAAAAAGCACAACTTGATAAGGACAACTATTTGTATTTACAGTTTTTCATTGCGGAAAGTTTAGGCATAACATTAGATTATCTAAAGAAAAATATGAATTTAGAAGAACTATACGGCTGGAACGCATATTTTACATTGAAGAGTGAAAGAGAAGAAAAAGCATACGAAGATATGAAAAAGAAAGCTCAATATCGTAAGGTACGCTAAACTAAATGTAATGTTTTATCGAGATTAGTGGCATCTAATTACGAAGTTAATATAAAACTGAATACTAGGACTGTTAATAAGCAGTTAAATAATCTTGAAAAGCGTATATCAAAGTTAAATAGATTAGCTCAAGGTGGAAAAGCAAATAAAACAGTACTTCGCAATGAGCAGGAAAAAATAAAAAAGACAGGTCAAAGACTTGTACTAGAAAACAAAGTTTTAAAAAGAAAACAAGAGCAATTAAAAGTAGATCAGCAACAGTTAAAAGTTCTGCAACAATCGGCTAATGTAACAACCAGACAAGCAAGCGGTGGTGCAGGAAGAACAACTGGCGGAGGAGCAGCTAGAGGTGGTGGCGGTTCTGGGGCTTTATCAAGTGCAATTATTTCTGGTGCGTTTCCTTTATTGTTTGGACAAGGACCATTAGTAGCTGGTGCTGGTGCATTAGGTGGTGGAATAGGATCTCTGGTTGGTGGTCAAATGGGAGGTTTCGCAGGAGGTTTACTTGCAACTTCTATTGCAACACCTATCCAGCAGTTTGGAGTTGAAGCAGCAAAGTTAGGAAGTGCTTTAAATCCTGCCACTAAAAATGTAGAAGCCTTAACAGCAGCATTAGGTGTTACTGGAACAGAGTTTGAGAAAAACATAAAATTACTTCAAGAGTTAGGAGATGAAGAGGCAGCTTTTGAGCAAACAAGAAAAAAGATGCTTGGTCTAGTTGGTTCGGGGGGTGTTTCTTCCTTAGAAGAATTTGGGAAGGATACTACAGAGTTATCAAATAGTTTTGCTCAACTAATGACTCAAATGCAGGCTGGTTTTGCAGATATGATAAATTCTGCTGGAATATTTAAAATGCTTGCAGAGGGTGTAAAACGAAGTGTTACTCTTAATCAAGCTAATCAAAATATATTTGACGATCCACGGATAACAAAAATAAATGAACAAAGAGAAAGAAGAGCAAAACTAGGAGCTATAAGAGCGAACAAAGAAGGTATTCCAGGGTTTAGAGATTTAGACCAACAGGCTATAGACCTACAAGATCAATTAAATGTAGAGAAGGCTATAGCAGATGCTAAAGAAGTGCAAAGAAAAGTAGCCGAAGCAAGTATGAAGAAAACAAAAGAACAAATTGTATTTTTAGAAGAACACGTTGATAAAACTGCTGAAGAATTTGAAATAGAAGTAAAAATAAGAGAATTAGAAGATAAGGGAGTAAAAGTAGATAGAGATAGATTTATTGCAAATGAAAAGAGACTAAATCAACTTCAAAGAGAAAGAAAATTAGCAGAAGAGACAGCAGCAGCATTTGAAAAAATGTCTCAGACAATAGCAACTGATATATCACAGGGAATACAAGGAATGATCCGTGGAACGTCAACACTTAACGATATGCTCAATAACGTATTAAATAAACTTATAGATGCAGCCTTCAACATGGCATTATTTGGAAATATGCAGGGCACACTAGGAGGCGGAGGATTATTTGGTTCGATACTTGGTGGACTTGGAGGGTTGTTTGGTGGAGGCGGAAATCAAGTCTTTAACGATGTTCAAACTCCCATGTTAAGTGCCGCTAATGGTGGTCGTATTCCAGGAGGTAGAGCTTCACTTGTAGGAGAAAAAGGACCAGAGTTATTTACACCAGCTACTTCTGGTTTTGTTACACCAAATCATGCACTCGGAGGATCAACAAACGTAGTAGTAAACGTAGATGCTTCTGGTTCTAATGTAGAAGGAGATGAGCAGCAAAGTAGAGAGTTGGGTCGTTTAATATCTGTTGCGGTACAATCTGAATTAATTAACCAAAAAAGACCTGGAGGTATTCTTGCGTAATGGCTACGTTTCCCTCAATAAAACCTAAATATGGTCAGCAAAAAAGGTCTGCACCAAAAACAAGGATAGTTCGTTTTGCTGATGGTTATGAGCATAGAATTTTATTTGGTTTAGCACAGCATCAAAACCCAAAAGTTTTTAGTTTTACTTACGAAGTTTCAGAAACAGAAGCAGATACTATAGAAACATTCTTAGATGCTAGAGCAAACGATAGTGATAGTTTTGATTTTGCTGAAGGTTTTTTACCCGAAGAAACTGCTTCAAACTTTAAATTTGTTTGCGAACAATGGAGCAAGTCGATACCATATAACAATAGAGCCACAATTCAAGCTACTTTTAGACAAGTATTTGAGCCAGCATCATAATGTCAGTAAACGCATCAGTATTCAGCAGTCTACAAGACATAAATCCGTCAGCAATTATTGAGTTATTTACACTTCAGTTATCCACTGCACTTCATGGTGCGAATACAATTTATAGATTTCATGCTGGTAGTAATCTTAATGCAAATGGCAAGATAGTTTGGGCAACTAATGAGTATTTAAGATTTCCAATACAAGCATCAGGTTTTGCTTTTCAAAAAGGGCAGCTACCCAGGCCAAAAATAAGTATCAGTAATGCAACAGGATTAATTTCATCAATATTGCTATCCGTAAATGAAACTACAACTGGTAATGATTTAACAGGAGCCACTGTTACTAGAATCAGAACATTAGCTAAATTTATTGATGCTGTTAATTTTGCTGATGGAATAAACGCAACTGCTGATCCTACTGCTGAGTTTCCTCAAGAGGTGTACGCAATAGATCGTAAATCAACAGAAACTAGAGAAGTTGTTGAATTTGAACTTGCTGCTCCTACAGATTTAGCAGGAGTTAGGATACCAAAAAGACAATGCACTCGATCCATATTTCCTTCTATTGGTACGTTTGTTCAATGAGTTGGAAATATAAAGCACTACTTCATGCTCAACGAGAAGATCCAAGAGAATCTTGTGGTCTATTGTTAAATATAAAGGGTAAAGAAAGATATTATCCTTGCCGTAATCTTTCAATTACAGATCATCAATGTTTTATTATTGACCCAGAAGATTATGTAAAGGCAGATAATACTGGCGAAATAGTTGGAGTAGTCCATAGTCACCCCATCACCCCACCCGATCCTAGTCAGGCAGATAAGATTAGCTGCGAAGATAGCAATTTACCCTGGCATATTGTCAATCCAAAAACAGAACAATGGGCATATCTAGAACCATGCGGATATAAACCACCTTTATTGGGTCGTCAATGGGTATGGGGTATAACAGACTGCTGGAGTTTAGTAAGAGATTGGTATAAGGAGGAAAAAAATATTGAACTAAGAGATTGGGAAAGACCTACAACATTAGAAGAATTTAATAATAAACCTTTGTTTGAGGACTGTGCTTGGCGGACTAATTTTAGAGAACTTAGACCAGAAGAGAAATTACAAGATGGAGATGTATTACTTATGAGCATTTTGCACCCAACTTTAAATCATGTAGCATTATTTTTTGAAGGTGATGTTATTCATCATTTAACCGATAGACTATCTTGTAGAGAGCCTTACTCTGAATGGCTGTTAAAATGTACAGGAAAGAGGTATCGCTATGCTTCGTAA